CATCATCTTTGATGTGACTACAACCATTGAGGGCGTTAATAGTGTGCGTAAAGCTAGTCTCCTGAACCCGTCACCTGTCTGAGTTTCAAATAAAGTATTAAAATTTGTACTTATATACATGAGTGTCTACCTGTTTAAATTTTAATGATGTCAGATATAACTATTTTCATGCCATACACGGTGACATTCTTTAGCGTTTTTTTAATTTCTTCACGGTCATAGCGCATAAGCATTTTGTCAATTTCTGACGCATCTAAGGTTCCGCTCGGGTTGTTAGAAGCTTCACGTAACAATCTAACACCGTCGTCAAAACTCATACCTATTGTCTCAGGTCTTAAGTTTTTTATTTTAATGGATGTATTTCGAGTGTCATAAATCTCATCAATAATACTCATGATCATCACCTATTCATTTAACTTGTAACACAATGTAACACACTACATTGAACCTTGCAACAGTGGCTTGACAAGTTTTTCAGTTTCTTTGATATACCATTCGTAGTTCAGACTGCTGCTCATCCAGTCGCCGCCGTCAGGTGGTATCAGTAAATCATTCAGATCATTACACACCTGCACCTTGTAACCCGTCTGTATACCGCTGCGGCGTTCTTCATACACTGATTTGTTTTTGGTGTGAATGCGTTCATCGTGTATGCCGGGACCTATCTCAGCTAACACTTCATTGAAGTAACCATCAGTCAACTTATTAGCACGCTTGAATGCGCCTTCAGGCCCGGCAGCTGGCATCACTTTCTCAAGCGGTTTACCGTCAACGCTGACATAGTACCTGACAATGTTACTGACCTGCTCACCTCCCCACTCTAATGTGCTAGAACGAGGAACTTTAGTTCGCAGGAAGAAGTCAAACATGTCATTATGATGGGTAATAAAATCACGTATATCTTCACCTCTGACCAGTGCAGCCTCAGCTGCGAGAGCGACGACACGTGATGACCAGTCTTTGTGATAAGGGAGTTCACGAGTACCTGGGTTTTCTTCAGCAGTGACATGTGCATAGGCTCCAATTCGTTTAAGTTTACCGTCTTGCTTCTCAGCGATATAACTGTTTACATCACGTATGAACATCCGGTTATACAACGCTTCTTCAAGTTCCAGGTTAGTCAACCCTTCCCACCATCTGCAGATGCTGCGAGTGTGTTCAAGGTACTGATGTGGACACAGGTACGTCACACCGTCAGTGTTAGCCTGTATCATACGAAGCCCCGGTGTCTTCAGTAGCTGCTCAACTAACATGCACAGCAGCAGCTGACCGTTGATGGTGATCTGCATGGTGTAGAACGAATCGAAGAACGGGCTGTATTCATTATTGCTACCGCCGTATGCACCGTTGAGTGCCAGCTTGAACGCTTCGTTCTCGGGTGAGCCTTTAGGGAACGTCTTACGAGTTTTATATACACCTTCATAAGCATCACAGAACGCTTCACCGAGATGTGCCGGGAACAGTTTATTTTTAATTCCCATGTTCGGGTAGAAGCTTGCGACATCCACATCAACCAGCTGATAGACCTCATCAGTATGCACCACTTGTGACTCGACTGAGGCGTGCAGACCACCGGTGCCGAACTTATAATCAAGCCCATCAATGGTAGCTATCAACCCTTTAAACACACCTTTTGTTTCGGTGATAACTTTCGATGACAGATAGTTTTTAATCTTTTGAAATTCAGGGTGATCGAATGTCACATAAGGGAACATGACTTCATTTAGATCAATTGATTCGCGCCGGGTCTGTTTCTTTACTTTCTTTTTACCGTCGTACTCAAAGCAGGATATACCGTGTTTTTGCATCTCGGTAACGAGAATAGTTTCACCCATCTTCACGTCACTCATGTTCATCATGTTGACATCGAATGTTTTAGATAGGTCTTCACGCAGTTTGATCTGAGGCGCAGTGCGATCTAAAAACATATCAGTCGCGTTGATGTCCCACCACATGTATTCAATTAATGTATCAACCTGTTCACTGGTGAGCACTGTACCTACAGGGAACGGTAGATCTTCAATGTTCGCCATACGCATATTAAATTCCAGCACTTTTAAGCTGGTTGATTTTGACAGGTTGTCGAAGTGGTGGATTTTAAACAGATCAACTTGGGGCACTTTCCAATCAGACTCCCACACCATGTGAGCGAACTTAGCCGGGCCATGTGCCTTGATGATCGCCATCGCTTTTTCATAGATGTCAGCTGCCGTGATGCATGAGTTTCTGTTTTGATAGATGAAGTGGGTAACCGGGTAGTCAAACCCGATATTGTTGAACCCCACCATACGACACTGTTGCTGTGCCAGCACTTCTATAAAGCGACACAGTGACTGTATATCGTTACGCCTGTCACTGATATCAAACAGCCACTTGCGACGTGTGACCTTGTGTAAGAAGCCGACGGTGAATGCGTTCGGGTAAGTCTCTTCATCATAGACCACATCACCCGGCGTGAGTCCGAAAAAGAAGTCGGGTGTTAACATATGTTCATCTCAATACTTCTCCCAAATGTCACTCAGTTTCTGCTTCTGATTAGATGACAGGAAACCGCCGCGCTCAACATATCGTTTGATATCAGCTATGAATGTCTTCTCCCAGTCAGATAATCTGAAGTTGTGAGACAGTGAGTCGATTACGTATTGTCTCGATTCAATGTCGTCAATGTATGAATATTTACTTGTCATCAGTGTCACCTTTAACATGGATAAAATCAGATTTAGGGTAAGATTCCCACCCGTAAGCTTCAGATAAATACCGCGCATCAAATTGTGCAAGGTATCGATTTTCATTATCTGGATCTTGTCGAAGCAGTGCGGTCATGAATCGAAGGTGCTCTACGTCACCTCGACCTCTGTACATCCCGGTTATCGTACTCATCAGTGTCACCTGTTGTTATTAGTTAATCTTTTTAAAGTTACATCTGACTGTCTATTAAGTGCCACGCTTGCGATTAAACAAACACACTCAGCGGCTCATCAAATGTAACTTTAAAAAGACCCTCCCTGTGATGGGAAGGTAAGAACCCTAGCAGGTTAATTGTTAAAACATTAAGCGAATGAAGGTCGAATCGCAAGACCTTGATCGATTAACATTTGTTCAGTCCAGCCCGGTGTCGCCAGATAAGCCTCTAGTGTCACACCGTTCGCTTTAGCTGTCATCTGCAATGGAGCAGGAGCAGCAGGAGCAGCAGGAGCAGCAGGAGCAGCAGGAGCAGCAGGAGCAGCAGGAGCAGCAGGAGCAGCAGGAGCAGCAGGAGCAGGAGCAGCAGGAGCAGCAGGAGCAGCAGGAGCAGCAGGTTGACCTACCGGCGCACTGACAGCACTAAACATCTGTTCAACTGATGGCTTACCGTCTAAGCGACCCATAGGTATATCTTCAGTCGTGGTCATTACACCGTTAAGCCAGCCACCGACGCCACCCTTACCCTTCGTGTAACCTGTGATACCTGCATTCACGTAGCCGATCATACCTGAGTACACCGCACCTGGGTCGATAACAGGTGTGTACGCAGTATCAACGACAGAAGGTCGGTCCTTCTCTTTAGCGGTAGCGGTGAACAAGTACCAGCCTACAAAACGAGTATCATGATACGCTTTATCTGGTGTGATCTTATGCTCATACAAACCGAAACACTCATCAGTACCTGTGTAACCAGATGGGAACGTGTTCAGCTTTGCCTGATCGACTTCAGCTTGAATCATTGCCACCTGTGGATCAGTCGGAGGGATGAGTACACCGATACTGAATTTAGGGTCAGTCGCCCCCTTCGCCACTTCTGGTGTAAACAGAGTGGGGAACGTTAAAATACCTTTAACTAACATTTTTAATCACCTTTAAAAGAATGAAATCTCTTCAGTTTTTGTCGTAGCCTCTTCAACTACTTCAAGTTTAGGAACACCAGCAAACATTAATTGTGCTGCTGATTTGGATTGTACATCATCTGTATCACATTGTGCAACAAGTTTTTCATCTTGCGTGTCGTGTGCTACTTTTTTAAGTGATAACGCGCCGGCTTTGTATGTGATCAGATCCTTTTTGATGCGCTCTTTTTGCTCATCAGTTAGTGAGTCAAGCTTTAAAACCTGAGCCGGGCTGATCAATTTAGCAGGGTAGATGTCAGCGTTTTTAAGACGGCGACCTTTCAGTTTTTTAGCGATCACATCCTCAGTCTCGTTCCAGACATTCGAGCCGTTACCGGGTAGCTTCGCATAACCTGGGACCTTGATACCCTGATCAATACGATCACCGATCTCAGTTCTTACTTTATCAAATACCGCTTTGATACCGTCTTCAGCGTCAGCCAGTTCAGACAGCTTCGCTTCAGTCAGTGACTTAGGATCAGCCATCACCTGACTAATCAGCTCAAATAAACTCTGACTTTGACCGGTTGTTGTTATTTCAGTGTTACTCATGTTCTCCACCACTTGTAAACTTTGTTTAGATTCAGCGTCACAGTGACCGCCACGTTTAGGGTTAGCCTTGCACCACTGGCAATGTTTCCCAGGTACTAACGGTGCATCAGGGTCATCAGTTGCATAAGCTGCGACTGACAGCTGCTCAGCTGCTGTGATCACAGAGGCAACTGATATATTGTCATCCATCCGTGTTGAGCACTGATAGCGTACCACTGGGTTTGTTTTCGGTTGAATGATAGTCATGCGACATTCAGCTACTTTTAACGCATTAAATGGTCTGCATTTATCGGGACCGCTCGCAACATACCCTCGCATTTTACCGAAAAGATAACTAATATTCTGACTGTTGTCTTTTTCAGATACATACATTCGACCGTCTTTATAGTCAGCGACTTCAATGAAGTACACCTCTCCGGTCATCGGGTGTCTTGCAATAATGGTGACATCGCAGGTTCCCCACCAGTCGGTACGACCGAACGCGCCGCCCGGATCTGATTTACACTCTGATTCAACATCAACCTTAGCACCTGGGAATTGATCTTTTAACTCCCTGACACGACGTGTGATGTAATCAAGTGCCATCTGTACCCGCACAATGCGATCAGGTGCGACTAACCAGCCGCCGGGGTTGTCATGGTGATTAACACCGATGATCTGCTGATCGTACTGCATCGCGTTTGCGTTATTGGTGAGACACAGTTCAAGCAGTAGATGTGAACCGGTGCCATCAATCGCAGCCGCCCCCGCTATATCTTCATAGCGTTCTTCTTCTCGCACAGAACCTGGGCATATAGGCCAGCGTTTATTGCTGGGTCCTAATCGTGCGTGCAGTTCCTGCTTTACAGCAGTAGCAATGGGGGTTAATTCACTCATGGACTTCCCCTATGTTAATCACAGTGAAATGACGGTTGTTCATCGTAACGAACTCACTGTCCACAAGTACAATGAATAAAGGCGTAGTCACTTCCATAGGAGCATAACCTTGTCGCTCTGCTTTGATTTTATCAAATGAAGCTAATTGTTTAACTCGCGTTAACGTTTTTCTAAGTTCACTGTCATTACACGAATCAGCATCAACAATGACAATTGCAGGTACGTCTTTCATCCAGCCGGTGAAGTGACTAGCTAATTCACCAGCGTCAATCGTGACATTAACATCGTCATTCGCTAACTGATCAGCTAACAGTGACTTACCTGAGCCTTCAACACCGTCGATGACTAAACTTTTACCGCGGTGTTTTAACAACTCTAAGTAGTTCACGCCTGCAACGCTCTAACGTCAGCCAGTATCTTAGCCTGTTGATCAGCTGTCAGACCGACGACACCTGTCACACCGTTCGCGGTCAACACACCTTGGATTGGTGCAGCAGTGCCACCCAGTCGCTTCATCTCTTTAACCAGCTCAGCATTCATCTCTTCATCAGAGAGCGCAGGAGCAGGTGCAGGAGCAGGTGCAGGAGCAGGTGCAGGAGCAGGTGCAGGAGCAGGTGCAGGAGCAGGTGCAGGAGCAGGTGCAGGAGCAGGTGCAGGAGCAGGTGCAGGAGCAGGTGCAGGAGCAGGTGCAGGTGCGTCAGCTTCTACAGGCTGCTTTGATTCAACCAGCTTTTCCAGTGCGTCAGCAATGCGTTTAAGACTGTTTTCGATCGACATTATATAATTCTCCGAGATAAGTAAGGGAAGCTTTCTGTGCTTCAGTGGGGATGATGCGTAAGCGACCATCATTAAAAGCGGTTATCATCTCACGAATGAGCACCTGATATGGTGTCCCGGTCGCACGTTTTGATTTAGCAATAAAGATGTCTAACTCTGTTTGATTGGCTCGCATGTTAATGTTGCCATCAAGACACAGGTTATTCTCTTCAGTATCACCTTCATTCTTGTCTTCATCAGACATCGGTTAATCCTCAATTAAGTTTTTATTTAGTACGACTTTATTCTAGTATCACATTGTACAAGCTGTCAACATATTATTTGACAATGTTACACAATTGACTTAATCTAACAATGACAGATCTGTTCTGTTCGTTTAATATAATTAGTCTAGTGAGGTGAACATAATGAAAAGACGCACTTTTATAAAATCAATAACCGCCGCCGTAGCTGCTGCAACATTCCCACCTTCGTTAGTAGCGTCAATAGAAAAAATAGACACCATTAAAGTACCCGTCACCCCACAACAGTCAGGCGGTGACTCATGGGTGTATCAAGGATGGGATGTCACACCTAACGGTATACGTTTTGACGGACATTACACTGTGAAAAATTATACACTCACAAAACGCGAAAAAGAATTATACATAGAACTTGATAAAGCTCTATTAGACATCTGCCCTAATGAACGTCAGTTTGTAAATCAAGAAGCAGCTGCTTATATAGAACTCGCTGAAACTAATAAATATTAAAAAGTGACATATTCAATGGTGACAAACAGTGAATTTCTGACCGCGTTATTTGGTGCTGATGCGCCGTGGGTGCACGTTACAGACTTCCCATATGACCCGAACGATATACCAAAAGACAAACAGTTAATCTCATGGATGGGTGATTATTTCAGCCGCCGCACGCTACAACCTAACACGAATCAATACTTCACCATTAGTAACTTCTATTGTGATGAGCAGGGTCAGGCACGACGCCGTAAAGCCCTGTTCAGACATACACCGGTGATCGTACTGGATGATGTTAAAGAGAAGCTGTCAATGGTTGAGGTGTCAAAGCTGCCGCGCCCGGCGTGGGTACTTGAGACATCACAAGGCTCTGAGCAGTGGGGTTATATACTCGACACTCCCTGCACCGAACGAGCGCGTATTGAGAACCTACTTGACGGGCTGGTAGCTAACGGGCTGGCACCCGAGGGTCGTGACCCAGGTATGAAGGGCGTGACTCGATACGTCAGACTACCTGAAGGTATCAACAATAAAGCATCTAAACTAATCAACGGTCATCCGTTTAAATGTCAGATGACGCTATGGGAGCCGTTCAACCGGGTCACCATTGAGCAGCTGGCAGCTCCATTTTTTGTTGATCTGGATCAAGTAAGACGCGAATCACGCACTGACGGTGCGGCGGCTGTATCTGATCACCCGCTAATAAATATTCCCGACATCATACACATTAAAGAGGTGAGATCTGATGGTCGATTTGACATTACATGCCCGTGGGTGGATTCGCACACAGGACATGATGACAGTGGTTCCGCTATATTTACAAATAATGATGGATCTATTGGATTCAAATGTCACCACGGTAACTGTCAAGAGAGAACGGGGCGAGATTTACTCAGATTTATTGACGGGGTTAAGCCGGGCTTCTCAGCTGAATACAAAAACTGGCAGATCATGCGGGAGTTCGCTGCAGTCGTTGAGCCTAGCTTTCTCACCACTGCTGTACCTGAAGAAATCAGCTTCCTTACGCCAGCGATCCCGGCTGCACCGAGTACAGCACCGGTAGTTGAGCCTGACGCGGTGCAGATGCTCTGTGATGAGCTGCGCCGTATCAATCACCGCTCCCCGGCTGCACGTGAGCTGGCTGCAAAGATACTCAAATACACCGATGACCTGCCGAAGTTAGATAAGATACAGTGGCACGATGAAGTGTGTGACCTGATGGCATGGGGTAAGGGCGACTTTAAAGACATTTTAAAAGACCTGAGAAAACAATGGTACGGTGAGAAGTCACATAACGCTGAGTTCTATGACGACGTGGTGTATGTAAAAGAGTTGAATCAGTTCTATGACTGGAAGTCGCGAATTTTCTTCAGTACCGAAGCTTTTCAAAACAGCTTTAGTCATGAAGACGCTGAGGCACGTAAGATCGCGCTGCAGGACGGGCGTGTTAAAAAGGTGGATCGTTTAGATTATGCACCGAAACAACCTAGAATATTTACTGAGAACGGCGCTGTGTTTGCCAACACATGGTCAGACTCAACTCAAAATTATGGCACCCAGGGTGACATCTCTCGATGGCGTGACCATATCGGTACGTTAGGGTGGGGTGAGTACACGAAACATATTGAACAATGGATGGCATTCACCCTGCGCCATCCCGAGCGTAAGATCAACCACATGATGCTACTGGGTAGCGGTGAGGGTTGTGGTAAAGACTTCATCCTGTACCCGCTTACAAAGGCAATGGGTGAGAATTATGAGGTGATCAGTGGTGAAGAGTTATTGACCGGGTTCAACGACTATGTACTTTCAACCAAGTACCTGCACATTAACGAGGCAGAGCTGGGTGACCATAACGAAGCACGCGCTGTCAGTAACAAGTTAAAACCGCTGGCAGCTGCGCCCCCTGACACCTTTCGAGTCAATCAGAAAAGCATTAAACCGATCAAAATTCGTAACATTGTTAACGCCACCATGACCACAAATAGTATCATGCCTCTCAGGTTGAACGGACCCTCAAGGCGATTCTTTGCCCTGTGGTCTGACCTTAACCCGCGTGATGAGTGGGACAACATGAAAAAAGAGTGGCTTGATTACTGGGAAGACCGTTGGAACTGGATGAAGGCTGACGGCTGGCAACATGTCGCACATTACCTGATGTATGAAGTTGATCTAAGTGATTTCAACCCGGCTGAAGCGCCACCGATGACTGACTTTCTGCGTGAGATTAAGAATGCATCTAAGTCAGCAATGGAGCAGACGGTTGAGGCGTTCATCAGTAAGAAACACGGCGCATTTAGATGTGATATTGCGACATCAACGGATCTGACTGAGACACTTAAGAGCGGTAGCATATTCGCCCCGGCAGACATGCACACCGACGGGCGCTACTTTACACCGATTAAAACCGGGATGATAATGAAGCAAATGAACCAGTGTACTAAAGTAAAAGCGTACCACCTGGGGTCATTGACAAGTCTGTGGGTGCTGCGTAATCATGAGAAGTATCAAACAATGGAGAACGCGGATCTATACCGTGAATATGAACGTCAAATGAGTGAAGCACGTGGTGCTGCCCAACTGCAAATGGTGAAATGACATGACAACTAAAGGTCATCACAGTAGATTAGGTGAAAGCGGGTTTATTTTATGGTGCCGGGCTAACGGCGCAACGGGTACACTTGCTGACTGGTTTAATAAATATAAAAAACATATAGGGATGAGAAAATGATATTACTTAGACAAAGGGAACTCAGCACCATCGCGACAAATCAAAAGATCCAATATAATATTTATCTCACTGTATTCACCATGATCGGCGCATTGATCAATAACAACCTCCGGGACAGTGACTACCACATCATGTGTTACAGTCACCTCATCAGGCACATCAACGCAGCTTGTTAGTAATATTGATATTGCTATTAATAGTGTTTTCACTATTCACCCTCTTGCTTTATACGCTGTTTTAATTCTTTTACTCGCCTTTCTTTCATATAGTACGGGGCATTTTCAACCATTATTTGGTAAACCTCATCCACTAATTCAATCTGCTTTTGTTGGAGCTTATCTTTCATAGCATTAATAGCTTCCTCAATTAAGCGAGTTGTTTTAGCGTCATCATGCTGTCTTATAGTATTTATTACTGGTTGAATACACGCCATTTCAATGCAGTCAATGCCATCGTAATTAACATTGTATTTATCAAATATTAGCTTTCTTAGTTTTTCATCACTCATACAACCTCCTTGAATGCTTTAGTTAAGTTATCAATAATTCTGTCTCGAATAAAAGAACCTTCTAGTCTCATTTCATAATTAACAACTTCAATCGACCGATTCTCTAACTCCTTTAACTGGGCTTCATGCCTTTTATGTATGTCATTGATTTGGTCACGGTGAGCTGTTGTCATTATATTATATAACTCTTCATGCTCTGCCCTGCTTATGCTGGTATCAGCTAAGATGTATTTAAAATCTCCACCAATCTTTGATTCCAAGATTTCTTGTTTGATAATGCGACTATTTGCGTATATAACCTCTGGCATATCATTGTCTTTCATACCTTACCCCTCAATACCTGTTGAATACATTTGATAATAGCTGTGTTGCGGTCTTTGTCTGTCTCTGTCCACATTACAGGGTTAGCTATAGCTTCGTTTGATACTTCCCAATAGTCATAAGATTGATCAAACATAATATCTAACTTCATCTTCTCAATAACAGGATCAAGATCGTTGCTGTCATGTGCTGGGTTGAATGAAAACTCTGTGTTTACATGCTTGCATCGAAACTCACCAACTGAATCAATATAACAATCGTGATAGCCAAGATACTCAGCACAACCTAAATTAAATTCCTTCGCTTCTTCATCTGTCATGTTATTCATTGGGTTTGTCCTATTGCTGTTAAACAGTTTCATTTACTCATCCTCAGCTACTGCCTTTATTTCTTTTACTATGCACTCTCTTTTAACGTAAAAGTTATGCCAGGCGTTGCACTTGTCGCAGCTTGTGTAAAACACATCTACATCACTAGGCTTAAGCGTTTTTAATTCGCAAACATTGTCCTTTGATTGAAACCCACTTAATGGCTCTCCGCAGCTTTCGCAATTTGCCTCATGTTCTATATAATCAAACATTCCCATCACTTATCCTTTGGTTACTTCATCACTTCAATAATTAATCGTTTGACAACATCACGCAGCTCTTCAACTGTCACAGATGTCTCAGCATCATCAATCAGATCCAGCTTCGTCACGATGCGTTTAGCTTCGTCCAGGGAGCAGCCGGTGCGAGCGTGCACTTCTTTGACCCTCACCATGTTCATATGGCGCAGTAGTCTCCCTCACCACGCTCATTGAGCACTGTGTGGATCAACTCTTCAACTTCAGGGTTATCACCGTGAGACTCATCCCACATCAACTTTAAATCCTCGGTTGAGTAGGCACGACAGATCACGATACCATCAGGTACGTTTACATTTTTTCTTATGGGTACTACTTTGTTGTTACTCATAGATCAAATCCTCTTTGGCAGTTTAAGCATATCCAAATATGCATGTTTTTCTGTTCTTCTTCTGTGTACAGCTCAAGATCGTAGTTACCACCAGTCTCAAAGCTACCACAGTGTGGACATTCATATGAGGTATAAGTTGATTGCTCACCTTCATCAAAGAACGGATCAGATTCATCACACATTATTTCACCATCTTAGCAATGGAGCGGGCGACGATGAACGCCGGGCCGACTCGTTCTTCAGGGTGCTCATTGAATATATCGTCCAGTATCCTCAATGACATCATATTATGGTCTACGTTCTCACAGTGCTCATAGTCCATCTGATGGAAGTCGCACAGCTTAGGTGCACTTCCAGCTTGATCACGCAACGCTTGAGGTATGGGGCAATTGTTCATCAATAAGCAGGTGTGACATATGTTGATCATTATGGTTTACCTTTATCACATCACTACTAATGAGTGTTTCCTGGGGTGCCCCTAACCGGGTGCAAATGACGAAGTTTTGCGTTACAGCTTTTACAACGTACTTCACCGCGTCTTTCTCGATCAGCTGGTCTATCACGTAAGTCATTTTCTAACACCTCATCGATTTTGTTAATGTGTTCAGCCAACTCGGTATGGCTCGCACCTTCCACGGCGCTCAGTTTTGCGTTTGTCACCAGTAGTCTGATTAGTAGTTCTGTTTTTTGTTTCATTATTTCACGTTCCTTTCAATTTTGGATGCCAGGGATCTGAGCTGATCAACCACGTCCTGCACTGATGCAGTAGCTGGCATTGATGCACCTTCAAAGCGACCGTGGTTGAACGATATGATCAGGTTAGTGTTGTTGTACTTAATGTCTTTAAGTCTGAGTGGTGCCGGGGCTTTGTCAGACAGTGTCTTCATTACAGCTACCTGCATCAGTTCATGCTCATCAAGGCATTCAGGAGCTGTCTCATCGCTGTCCCATGTCAGGTCACACCGTTCACATCGATAAGTGTTACCGGGCTGATAGCGGGCTTTGCATGTTGAGGGGTTAGGCATCTTTTTTCACCATTGCTTGTGAGTATTGGATATTAGAGCATCGCACGTCTAGTGCTGACTGATTACTTACAGCACAGATGCCACCTTGCACGTCGTAACCTTCCTTAGTCATAAACCGGTTCACTAACTGAGCCAGCACACGGATGGACGACGCTTCTAGTATCAAGTATGTGTCGCTCATTGCTCTATGCTCCTGCGTTCACGCCAGCAAACTTCACCTGGAATCATTTTTCTTTTCTTACCGTTGAAATATATAATACCTTCATCGATGCCGGTGTATCGTCCAGTTCTAAAATCAACCCACGGTGTGATGAAATCAGAGTCACAAACAACCCTTGATTCCATTTCATCACCGCACGCAGTTAACAGTAACGCTGTGATCGGTATTAAGATAGTTAGTTTCATAATGCGTCACCTATCAGGGTTATTTCAATCTGCTCAGGCTCAGTGCCGCCGCAGGCAAATGACTCAACTGAGTACACCAGTAAAAGAGTGAGTATTATATTGATCAGGAGTAGTAGTTGTTTCATAATAGTTGCTCATTAAGTAGTTTATCGATTTCCCGTAATTTAGATTCTATCTCAACCAGTATGGTGTCGTATTTGATACGTTTTATTATTGAGTTACATAAATCAATCACGTTTCTATGACGTATTATGTGAATTTTATACAATCTATACTCATCGGTTTGATCAGTAACAGGGGTTTGATCAAACCCTGACAATTCACCTAATGAATAAGCATGTGGTTTACCGTAATCACTCGTGACTTGCTTACCGTTGCTTTTACGGTATTTATTATCGCGTACCTCAAACATGGTAGGGGTGAGTCGAGTCACTGTATAAGGTAGGAAGAATGACTTCTCTACACTGAATCCCTGTCTGAGTGATGTTTTAATGTAAACAACATCACCTACTTGTATGTTTTCAAACTTTCCACTCATCACGTTCACCATTAATTTAACTTAAATACAGTGTAGTACAATGTCTCACTTAATGTCAACACTTTATTAATAAAGAGCGTGGAACATAGTAAAAACATTCTCAGCAACATGTCGCAGATCGCACATTGTACCTTAAGGAGGGCAGGTACAATGTGAGAATAAACTACTTTAAAAAGTGTGGTTATTATGTGATTCTGAGGCGCATTGTTGCTGAAAATGTTGATGTCGCTGAGAATGTTGATGCTGAGAATGTTTTTAGGCTGTTTTTAGTGTTTTTCTCATGTGACTCAGAATGTTTTAGGGGGTACGATAACGTGGGATGTTGTTGATTTATAAGGATATTTTATTTTCACGTATAACCTTGTTTTAGAGGTACACCGTGGGATGTTGTTGATTTATAAGGAAAAACATTTATCTCACATTGTACCTATACTAAAGAGATATACGTGGTAAGTAGTTGATATATATGGTGAAAAACGCGATTTCTGACCAAACGTTCAACCTGGGGCCGTTTTGCCTATACTCAGATCCTGAGAAAAAAGAATGTTTAAAACTCAGGATCGAGTTCTCAGAGAGGTTAGAGGTTGCATGGTTGAACGTGGCTAAAAACATTCTCAGCGACATTGTTTTGACCGTGGAACATTTAAGCACATCAGTGGTGAATCACGGTGAATATTGACTGATTTCATATTGATAGACTGCTGTGCTAGACTTTACCTATGATTAAACGTGTCAACATCACAGACTTAACCGGGTTGTCTCCTAAAGAGGCGAACTTTGTTATTGAGTACTGTAAAGACTTCGCACCCCGCCGGGCAGCTGAGGCGTCAGGTTATTCAGCTGACACCGGTTACCGGTTAAAGGAGCGGTTTGATATCGCTGCATGTATTGACTTTGTAATCGCTCAGCGACTTGAGACTAGTCACATTGATGCTGAATGGGTGCTCCTGGAAGCGGTTGATAATCATCTGATCGCACGTCAAAGTGGTAACATCAACGCCAGCAATACAGCACTGAACCTAGTAGCTAAGCATGTATTCGTTGATGCGTTCGCAGCTGAGAAGGTGGAAGTTAACTCTGATAAAGAGATTATGGAGCGGTTGATGCGCGGTCGTAAGCGACTGAACAACAAAGATGAACCTGATGATGAAGAAATTTCATTCTTTTAACATTATGTGATATCGTAGCTGTCAGGTCCTGCGTATGCTATTCCCTCGCGATCCGTCACCATCGTCTTGTGTGTACGTGGGACCCTCTAATTAAACACATGGTGATTATGTGGCGACAATAAAATCAGCAATGACCTCAAGCGGTGAATACGCAACCGGTCAAATCGATCTCCTACTTGCAGATGAGTCTGCACAATACTACGCCGACCCTTACGGGTGGGTGATGTGGGCATTTGACTGGGGGCATGGTGAGCTACAAGGCTTTGAAGGTCCTGATGAATGGCAACGTGAAACGCTGATTGACATAGGGCGACAGGTTAAAGAGCGTGGTTTCGATGGTGTAACACCGGTCGACCCTATCCGTGAAGCCACTGCATCAGGTCATGGTATCGGTAAATCAGCGTTAACCTCTTGGTTAATACTGTGGATCATGTCAACTCGACCTTACTCAAAAGGTATTGTTACTGCTAACACATCTGATCAGTTGCGTACTAAAACATGGGGTGAGCTGGGTAAATGGCGCTCACGCTGCATTGTAGGTCACTGGTTTGAATATAATAACGGTCGCGGCTCAATGTCGCTGTACCATCATTCATGGCCTGAGAGCTGGCGTGTGGATGCTCAGACATGTCGTGAAGAGAACTCAGAAGCATTCGCAGGACTCCACTCAGCTAACTCCACACCGTTCTACATCTTTGATGAAGCCTCAGCTGTGCCTGATAAAATATGGGAAGTTGCTGAAGGTGGATTGACGGATGGTGAACCGATGTTCTTTGTTTTCGGTAACCCCACACGTAACACCGGCAAGTTTAAAGACTGTTTCACCCGGCAGAAGCACAGATGGGTGACACGTCAGATTGACAGTCGCAGTGCTAAGATGACCAACAAGAAGTTGATTGAAGAGTGGCGCAAAGACTGGGGTGAGGATTCTGACTTCTTCAGAGTGCGTGTGCTGGGTCGTTTCCCGCGTGCAGGTGACATGCAGTTCATATCATCTGATGATGTGTTCAATGCACAGAAGCGCGGCCCAGGTCGATACATGGGTAATGATCCGCTGATCTGTGGCTTTGATGTAGCACGCGGCGGCAGTGATAACTGCATGATTGGATTCAGACGCGGTAAAGATGCTAAGTCTGAGAAGACATACAGAATACCCGGTGACAAATCACGTGACTCAATGGTGGTGGTATCAAAGCTGATCATGATACTTGATCGACATAAACCTGATGTGACGTTCATTGATGAAACAGGGATCGGTGGACCAATACTGGATCGACTCAGACAGCTCGGGTATCACGTCATCGGGGTTAACTTCGGTGGCACAGCATCTGATGAGAAGCATTTTTCTAACAAGACAGCTGAGATGGGATTCAGGTGTCGTCAGTGGTTGATGGAAGGCGGCTCAATACCAGATGATCCACAGCTTGAGTTAGAACTGACATCGCGTGAGTACTGGCATGACAATAAAGATCGACTTGTTTTAGAATCTAAGGGTGCAACTAAGACCGGCGAAGGTATGAAGAAGCGACTAGGGTTCTCACCTGACTGGGCTGATCAGTTGTATCTGACATTTGCACACCCTGTACCGTTGCGTGAAGTTGAGCGCGGTAATCTGGATGCTGCACTACCACTGCGCGGCCAGGACGATAGCGACTATGACCCGCTTTCTTGCATGGATTAACACATGTGATATGCTACAGTTAATATTAATCTAAATTTAATGAGGATACCGTTATGTGCGGAACACCGACAGCACCTGCTCTACCGCCCGTAGCACCTGAAGCACCACGCGCACCCGATGCCAGTACTAGCGGTGCATCAGAGAACGCAGACGCACGTCGTCGCCGGGCAGCAGCAGGTGAGTCGAGTCGAAGTACTATCCTGACCGGTGCACGCGGTGTAGAAGATGGCGGCGCAACTGCTCAAAAAACTCTATTAGGTAGCTAATTCATGCCTACTGTCTCAGTTAATTTAAGTACGACTGAATATGTTCAAGTTAACAGCGGGCTTAATCCTCTGATATTACAATCACATCGTGACACTGTACGCATAGCATTAAATGAAACACAACCTGCAAGAGCTAACACTGTGTTTCATACATTAGGAGGCGATAACGCGCCGCTAACGTTCAATTCAATTGATACTAATATGTGGGCGCTTGCGATGTCAGATGAGTCATCGCTGACAGTTAGTGAGTTAACCAGCGTGAATGTAAAACAGGGGTCAGGTGACTTAGTGACCGATGCGTGGGGTGTGGCAAAATCATCAATACCTCAAAGCTTGTTTCACGGGTTATGGACTTTTGATATACCGCCGTTAATGTGGCATATAATCATGGACGGTTCTAAAGTTGCTGAGTCAGTGGCAAACGGAGCATCAAGCGTGAACGGCGCGTTAACATTAGACACGTCGGGAGCTAATGTAGTCACAGATATAGAAATACACAGCAGGAGACACCCCAGGTATCAACCGAACAGAGGTCATTTATACTCAACAGCAGTCATACTCCCTGACACTGGGAATGACGGCGAAGTTGATTTCGGTCTATTCAATGATGAGAATGGTGTGTTTTTTAGAGTCAAAGCTGACGGCTTACTTTATGCGGTACGTAGATCAAACAGTGTTGATGTAGAGTATTTAATTGATACGTCTAATCTGGCCGGTTTTGATTTAACTCTCGGTAATGTTTACGATATTCAATATCAATGGCGCGGTGTCGGTAATTATAACTTTTATATCAACCTAACGCTTGTTTATGCGTTGACATTATTAGGCACATTGAGTGCTTTATCTATAGAAAACCCTGCACTACCAGCCGGGTATAAATGTACTAAAGGTGCTACTCAAGATGTTTCATTATTAGCTGGATGCGTTGACATAACGTCAGAGAACGGTACAGTAGGTCGTGAACAGTATGGGTCAGCTGTCGGTACTCAATCAGGGAATAATACAGATCACCCTGTCGTATCAATATACAACCCTCTGACGATCAACGGTAAGATAAACACTAGAGATTTAAAGCTGGCACGTATCACAGCAAGCTCTACAGCACGATGCACTGTTAAAGTTTGGAAAAGCTCTGACATAACGGCTCTGACAGGTGCTGCTTTTGTTGCTAGAGGTGATGGGTCTTTTGTTGAAGTAGATACAGCTGCGACAGCGTTAGTGCCGCTTAATGCATCACAAGTCACAGAGTTCAAAGTACCTGCGAACGGGTCTGAGTTTGTAGATAACCCGAGTAGAGAAACGATTGATTTTTTCCTGACACACGGTGATCTTATAATAGTTACGTACACAGGTAACGCTGAAGTAGATGCAGTTATCGAATGGGGTGAGGAAATATAAATGCCTACAATTAAAAGCTTCAACAAACGACTTGAAGGGTTGCGCACAGAACGTGCAACCTATTTCCCATTGTGGCAGGAGCTGTCTGATCACCATCTAGCTCATCGTGGACGGTTCTTAACATCTGATCGAAACAAAGGCTACAAACGTAACACTAAACAAATCAACAACACCAGTCGGTTATCATCCAGAACATTAGCGTCAGGTATGATGTCAGGGATCACGTCCCCTGCTAGACCGTGGTTTAGATTAGCCACTGGTGACAAGAAGCTGGATGATGTAACTGCTGTGAAGATGTGGCTGCATGAAGTTCAAACTACAATGTACAAAGTATTTTCAGCATCTAATACCTACAACTCATTGCATCAACTCTATTCTGAATTAGGTACGTTCGGTACAGCTGCGATGGGGGTGTTCTCTGATTTTGATGATGTCATCTGGTGTAAACCGTATACGATCGGCAGCTATATGCTGGGTATGGACGGGCAGGGTGTCAGTGACACGTTATATCGAGAATACGAATTGTCAGTGGCTCAGACTGTTAAGCAGTTCGGTATCGAGAACGTCAGCGATGGTGTCAAGAAGCAATGGGATACCGGGAACACTGAGGCATGGGTGAAGATTGTCCACGCTATTGAGCCGAATGATGATCGTGATCACATGAGCATCAAAGCCAGTGATAAACCGTTTCGCTCTGTTTACTATGAAGCCGCCGCCGGTAACCGCGACGGTGATAAGTTCCTGCGTGAGTCAGGGTTTGATGAGTTTCCAATATTGTCACCCAGGTGGGATGTCACGGGTGAAGACGTCTATGCGACAGATTGTCCCGGTATCACATCGATCGGTGACGCTAAAGCACTGCAGCTGGCTGAACGTCGTAAGTATCAGGCATTTGATAAATTAGTGAGTCCACCACTTCAAGGTCCTGTCGCACTTAGGGCTAAGATGAAAGGCGCACAACCTAAACCTAATGAAGTGATATGGATGGATGAGGTAGGTGACGGGCTGACGTCAATCTATAAGAACTATCGACCTGAAGTTGAGCAGATTAAAGAAGAAATTCTAAATGTAGAGAACCGCATACAGCGTGCTTACTATGAAGATCTGTTTCTGATGTTAGCAAATTCTGACCGTCGTCAGATCACTGCGCGTGAAGTTGCTGAGAAGCATGAAGAGAAGCTTCTGATGTTAGGTCCTGTACTGGAACGTCTACACACTGAACTTCTTGATCCATTGATCGACCGAACTTTTAATATACTGCAGCGTAACGGCGTGTTACCTGTACCACCACCTGAGCTTCAGAATCGTGAGTTAAGTGTGGAATACGTGTCAGTACTTGCACAGGCTCAGCGACTGGTTAACACCGGCGCGATCGATCGTCTTGTTGATTACACGTCCAGGGTTGCAGCAGTGTGGCCTGAAGCACGTCATAAGATCAATG